GAAGATTTTGATTATAAACCAATTATGAAAATACATAGCTGGTTTTGGAAAAGAAGTAGTACTGATTATAAAACACATGAACAATGGAAGAAGCAGAGATTAAGTATAGGTTAAACAGCATTGTATTGTATATGCATCATGTTGATAGAAGTGATACTCCAATTGAATTAAAAAGGGAAAAGTTAAATGAATTGGAAAGGGAGAAATTATTTCTTGAATGCATACTAGATCATAGAAAACAAAATAAGTTGATTAAAGAAATTGCAATAACATCTGTTGCAATAATGGTAGGTTTTGTATTATTTTACTTAATAATATTTTATGGGTAATGAACAAATCAGTTTTATGGTATCCTTAAATAGAGATAGCATAGCAATTCTTATGGACAGTATAATCAATAGTAATAACAATTATGCTAAAAGGAAATTAATAGATGTTTTAAAACATGTTATTATTTCAGACAGTACTTTGTGTAATACTCTTGTGGATATTGCTCTAGGAAAAGAACTCCCGGTAGAAATCACAGTGGGTACAACTGTAAAGATTGATCCAGACAATACCGGTTGGTTATCATCTGAAGACAAAGCTATACTTCAAGATAACACAACAGAAAGTGAAATTTATGGTGTAGTAAAACAGTTTGTTGGCTACCATAGTTATTCAAACTATATAATAGCTTTTAAAAGAAATAAAGAAATATCTTTACCAAGTAAAGCTATTACATCTGTAAAAGATGTAGTGATATAATATTCTGTCCTGTGTGGACGCTTTTCCAGGTTAATAATATGAGAGAGTTAATAGCTCTCTCAATATTGTTAGCTATATAATGCAGTATTTATTTAGCAAATTGATACCAGTTGTTTATTAATGTAATATTTTTACTGCACATTAGAAAACAGATGTTATACCAGTTGCCAAACGGAAAAGTAATTAATATCTCAATTGATCAGTTTTTAGATATGACTGATCATGATATTCAGTATCTAATGTCCATCAATGGCGGAGATTATTGTAGCAATCCATTTACAGAATCAGCATGTATAGACAATGTCAAAGAAAAAGTATATGACTTTGACTATGTACCTGATGATGATAATGATGACAATAATGATTTACCATTTGATGATATAATAGACCTATCAGAAGGTTTGGATTTATAAGTGCAATCATGCATTTATCACTTACTGCACTATGAGTAATGGTGTCAGTATAGTATTCTATTTACTCACAATCAATTTTATTTATTAATCTCAAAAATTTAAAGAGATGAACTCAAAAGTTAAAGTAGTTGCTGATGCAACAACAGGATTGGTAATTAACCAATCAGCAAACCCAGCATATGGATATGTACGTGTAGTACAAATAAGAACTGTCTTTGATGACAATAGTTTTATGAAAAAGAAAGAATTTTCTGCTCTTATTCATGGAGATATTGAAGAACTAAAATCAGATAACTATTATGCAGGTCAAGAGTTATCTGGAAATATCATTGCAGAAGAAAGTTTAGAACCTTTTAGTAAAAAAGGACCAAATAAGCCTAAAACAGCTGGTGATACCAATGTAGTTTGTACATTAGGTGGATTTCCAATCTACAGACGTACTAAATACACTGATAAATCTAATGTAGAAGATATTCTTATTGCACATGACAACAAAGCAGAAGTTAAAGCTGCTTATGCTGCTGCAGCTGCTAAGAAACCTGCTGCATTACAACCAAACACAGAGTTTGATAATTCAGGAGAAGAATTTGGTTTATAGTGAATAACAAGGAGCCTGTTTAGGCAGGCTCTATTTTATGAAATTTAATGTATATGATTATGAAAACGGAAAAGCTAAAACAAGACATCAAAAATTACATGCTAAAACCTGGTAAATACCAGATGTTTGAGCAAGATAAGTATAGTACTTATCAAAACTATTTGTATAAAAGAGCTCTATATGGTTTAGACTCACTATCAGTAGATGAGTTGAATAGTATGTGCAGTAAGAAAAGGTCCCGCATAGTCAATGTGTATAGCAGAGCACAAGTAGTGGTAAACAACTATAAGCACAAGGTAACCAAGCAGTTAACTGATAAGTTATTATCATCACTATTTCCTAAAAGTTCACTTATAAGTGAAATCATTAGGTATGATGACATAGATTCTAAATGTAAAAACACACTTACATTCAAAGATCTGTCAATACACAAGGATCAGTTAGTTGACCAGTTTATCTTGGAAGGTGTACTACCTAAAAATTTCTTATCTTTGGAAAAATAAAAAAACCAATGTCAAGACAAAATGATTATAAACCAGCCTTTGCATCAGTAGAGGCTGGTTACCTTCAATTAGGTATGTCCAAAAAAGAATATGTTATTAATACAGTTACACAAGGCTTATTAGCTGATGGTAAGTGGAAAGGTATTGAAGAAGGATTTGCTGATAGAATAAACGCAATAACCGAAACAGTATTAAATCTGATGGATGAAAAAGCTTAAAGTTTGTAGTGCCTGTCAAGAAGAAAAAGTTATCTGGAAAAATCATGAAGGTAACAAGTATTGTCAATACTGTTGGAACAAGGTCAAATCAGATGACCCTGAGTATAAGAATGTTATTCCTAAAATATCCGACAAGAAAAAGAAACAAGATGCTGAGTATTTAAAACTAAGAGCAAGATTTCTTACAGAAAATCCAATGTGTAATATTAATGTGTCTGGTTGTACAAGAAATGCAACTGATATACATCATACTAGAGGAGGTGAAGAAAGAAGTGTTTATTACTTAATCCAATCAACATGGCTTAGTTCATGCCGTAACTGCCATCATCATATTCATATGAATCCAGCAGAAGCAAGAACAATGGGTTGGTTGAAATAATTAAAAATATGACTGAAAAAGAACAATTTAAAATAATTCAAGATAAGCTAAAGATTGCTCACAAAAGAACAGTAAAGCAAATATTAGCACATAAAGAGCTTTGCGAGGATATTATAAAAAGAGATGTGATATCTGAACATGAGCTGGTGGAGGAATATGAGATTCCTCAGAGCCATTTGAAAAATTTAAAAACACAAGGTAAAATATCCTTTTTTACTTCTTCAGGTGAACTAAATAAAACTAACCGAGGAACTAAATCATATTATTTTGTAGATGAAGTAAAAGATTTGTTTGGTTATAACATCCGTTACAATAAATCTTTTATGTTAAAAAATAACATATTTAGTAAACTTATTGTAGATATTTCAAGTAAACTTCTTACAGAAAAAGAAACTAAAATGTTAGATATGCTTCTTAGACAGAATGTGTCTATTGAAGAAATTGCTGAAGAATTTTCTCTTAGTAAAGAAAATACAAATCAAATTGTTTCAAAAGCTGCTAGAAGAATGATTAGAAGAATATATAACCTCAAATGCATGTTTGCTGATTATAATACAGCTCTTGATTATAAAACTGAAAATGAATTACTTAAACAACAAAATAAAGAATTATACCGTAAGTTTTTAAGATATCAAGAAAATCTAGCAAATAAAGAGGCTAACTCTAAGCCAATTATTCAACATTTTATTAAATATGGTTATGATATTAAAGACTTAACTAAAGAGTTTTTGTTTCATGAACACTTATCTGTAAGAGCTGTTGGATGTTTAAGAGCAGCTAGTATTGATAATATTGAAGATTTACTTTCTTACCATAAATCTGATCTTTTAAGATTTAGAAATATGGGTAAGAAAACTTTAGATGAAATTTGTGAGTGGTTAGAAGAAAAATATAACCTAGAATTAAATTATTAAAGTTATGATTACAAAAGATGATGTACAAGATATTGCATTAGCTAAAACTGATGATCACAGAAGGTGTACTATTGTACTAAGTACTGGTTATTTGTAAAATCTATTTATTATTTGTATCTTTATACTATGAATATAGATAAAGGGTTTGGATACAAAAAATGTGGTATTTATTGTATCAAAAATATTTTAAATGATAAGTGTTACATTGGAAGTAGCATACATATTTATTATAGACTTAGGAGACATAAATCTGATCTAATAAGACAAATGCATGCAAATCCTATTCTGCAAAATGCATATAACAAATATGGTGCTAATTCTTTTTTGGTATCTATACTTGAAGAATGTGATGAAGATGTTGTTTTACAAAGAGAACAGTATTACATAAATACATTAAATCCTGTTTATAATATTACAAGAGAAGTAATAAATAATAGACCTTCTTTAGAATCTAGAATTAAAATATCCAATACTATGAAAGCTAAAGCTAAAGCTGGTATTAGAATTAATTGTATGAATGAAAATAAACAGAAGGAAATTGATCTTTATGATTGTAATTGTAATTTTATTAAAAGATATAATTCTTATAATGATGCAGGTAGATTTATAAAAGAAAAATATTCTATGTTTACTCCAGATAGTGTATCAACAATTGTAAAAAGTAAATTTGGAAGATATAAAGATTATTACTTAATTGTTCCTGGAAATAAATGCAATCTAAAGAAATCAACTATTGGTTTAAAGTTATTAGTAATAAATAGTTTAACATCAGAAACATTTAAATTTGATAGTGCACTTGAAGCAAGCATTTATCTAAAATGTTCAAGAAATTCATTTTTAAAAGCTTTAAAACAAAAAAGAAAATTATTAAAAATTTATGAAATTAAAAAACTATGAATAAAGATGATATTCAATTTGAAGCTTTAGCAAAAACAGATAACATACATAGATGCACTCTTGCTCTTGCTACAGGTGTAGGTAAAACTAAAGTAGGTTTAAACCACATCAATAGAAATACATCTCCTCTAAACAAAGTATTAGTTGTTGCACCAAAAAAATCTATATTTGTATCATGGATTGATGATGCTGGTAAATTTGATATGGCTAATCTACTTGGTAGAATAGTATTTACTACTTATCTAAGCATAAACAAACATGATCCTAATGATTATGATATTGTTTATTTGGATGAAGTACATAGTCTTCTTGATAGTCACAGACTTTTCTTAGAGAACTTCAAAGGTAAAATACTTGGTCTTACAGGTACACCACCAAAACATCATGGCTCAGAAAAAGGTAAAATGGTTGATGAATTTTGTCCAGTAGTATATAGCTTTGAAGCTGATGATGCAGTAGAAAATAATATCTTGAATGATTATAAGATATTTGTTCACATGCTAAGTCTTTCTGATAAAAAGGATTATTATGTAAAGAACAAAAGTAATTCATTTCTTACTTCAGAAACATTAAACTATCAATACTGGTCACAAAGAGTTGAAGCAGGTTCTGGTAATTTACAAATGCTTAGAGTAATGAGAATGCGCGCTCTTATGGAGTATCCTAGCAAAGAAAGATATACTAAGAAACTTATTGAGAGTATTTCTCAAAAAAGTAAAGTAATTGTTTTTGCTAATACACAAGAGCAGGCTGATAAATTATCTAAATATTCATATCACAGCGGTAATAGCAGAAGTGATGAAAATCTTGAACTATTTAAAAACAGTAGTATAAACTGTCTCACAACTGTACATCAGTTAAGTGAAGGTGTTAATATTCCTGATTTGAGACAAGGTATTATTATGCATGCATATGGTAATGAGAGAAAGTCAGCACAGAGAATTGGTAGGCTTTTAAGGCTTAATCCAGATGACACAGCTGTAGTACATATTTTATGCTATAAAAGTACTATGGATGAGCAATGGGTTAAACAAGCTTTGGAAGGTTTTGACCAAAGTAAGATAACTTATAAAACTTTTAATGTATTATACTGAAAAAAATTCCATAAATTATAGTATGGAGAATAAAACACACAAAATAATATTATTTAATGATGACAGACATGATTTCTTGTATATTATTGCTTGTCTTATTAAATATTGTAATCATGATCCTTATCAGGCAGAACAATGTGCTATACTAGCACATGGTAAAGGATCAGTAGATATTGCCTCTGGTAGTTATATGGATATGTTTGAAATGAGTAGTGCATTAGAGAATATGGAAGTTGAAACAGAAATAGAAGAGTATGTTTAAAGTTGTCTGTGTCAATGACCAGAATAAACCTAAAAAGATTCCTTTATCTGAATGGGTTGTTCAAGGTAATGTATATACTGTAAGAAGAGTTGTTCCTTTAGCACTGGGAAATAAACTAGGATTTGAATTGGAGGAAGTAGCTCTTTCTCCAGATTCTTTTCCGTATGAATTTTATAGTGCCTCACGTTTTAAACCAACAGAAGATGAAAAAGAAATTGCAAAGTATGAAGAAGTGGATTTATCAGTTGTTCTCTAAAGAGAAAACACTTCCACAATCAAATCAAGATTTAAGAGTTCTGATTATTGATGATGAAGCAGATACTATATCTGGTGTACTTGGTATTACTGAATCAAGAAGAGATCATTTGTATGAGTTAATAAAACTAGCATACAAAAATGATAACATATCAAAGGTTCTTACTAACATCAGTGGAGTAGTAAATCACCCAAATGAATTAGCTTTTGTTTGTTACATAATAGGTAGTAGAGTTGAAAGAGACTCAAGTAATCCTATGTTAAAAATAA